CGCCAGGTAAGGTGAAAGAAGCCGTGGACAAGCGTATCATTGAGAAATATGTCCCGTTTGATTTAACCGACAATGAACGTGAAGAGCTAATCGGGCTCACTGATGTTTTGTGTGATGAGATCCGCAAATCTGATTCAGTTGAGCGCATTGCCTCATGGTTATTGTTTGGTAACCTTAAATCACACAAATGGACTCCATCACGTGCAGAAATGGCACTGAATTGTTTGATGTGGCGACTGTTACCTGATTATCAGTTCAAGGCCGCGATCAAACTTGAACCCATGCCTTATGGCAAGCCACCGCGTATGCTTATAGCGGATGGCGATGCGGGCGCAGTTATGTCCGCATTGCACATTGGTGTGCTTGAAAGGTACCTGTGTAAGTATCATGCTAAGAAGACCATTAAGGGGAAGCCGAAAGCGGTACGCATGATGGAAATATGCAGGGAAGCACACGAGCGCAAGGGCAGCGGTGACGCACACGAGGCGTTCATGTTAGAGAACGACGGTTCCGTTTGGGACACGTGCTGCAGCTTGATGCTGCGTGAGCTAACAGAGAACAGAATCCTCGATGTCATGTATGAAAAGCTCTACCCCTTCTTCACGCCATACAATTGGTTTCAGGACCAGCGGAAGAAGGCAGACACATCACGCAAACATACTCTGGGCGTGAAAACCAGTAAGGTCAAGATTGACAAGCTGACCAACCGTACGAGATACACTGTTGATGAAAGCGCTAAAATCATGCTGCATAAAGAGTTCAAGATCAAAATTGACTCAATTCGCAGGAGTGGTGATCGCGGTACATCAATATTGAATTTTGTTGTCAATCTTATCTGTTGGGCCTGGGTATTAGGACGTGACGATGGTATGTCAATGGTGGGGCCTAACGGCAAAGTCGTGCATGACATATTTAGAGTCAAACGCAGATTTCGCATCTGGCTTGAAGGCGATGATTCAATGCTTTGGTTAACGGGCCGAGTTATCACTCCTGTTGAACTTGATGAGTTCGAGCGGCGGTGGACTAAATTGGGCCATAGACCAAAGCTATTTCTACGCCAGGACGGCGATGTAGCCGAATTTTGCGGATGGAAAATATGCGTGGGCAAGTATGGGTTGGAAGAGCACACAGCTGTGCCAGACGTGCCGAGACTGTTGAAGAATGTTGGGTATTCAACAGCCAGAGAAGCCGTTGCCGCGGCGATTGCGGGTGACGGTGCCGCCTTTGCGCGCATCGTGGGTCCTGCCATGTTGGCCAGAGCAGGTTCAATTGCCGACAAAGTGCCGTCCATCGCCCGATGGATGGTTAAAATGTCTGAACATTTAGGCTTGAGGCATGATCTGATGGATGCTGATTTTACACGTGATGATATCTTCAAAATGGGCACTGACGACATGACGGAGTTGCTTCCTGAATTTTGGAAGGATGATGATCCTATGAAATTGTGTAGCATACGCTATGAAAGTTTCGCCAGCAAAATTCAGAAAGAGATATCCAATTCCATCGCGTCAGGCGGTATTAGTGCGGAAGCACGACTCGCCATCCGACATGGTTGGGTAAAGACGGAGTCAGAGTGGTGCAAGTTCACTTCGAGCTTGGAAGCCGTAAGTTTGGGCACCACCGATGCTGACTTTCGATCCATCATCCCACCTGGGATGATGGTCTAATCCAACCTTCGCAAATTGCATGGGGACGCGCGCACCCTTGCGCGTAATCCACACGTTTCCAGCTTTTTTCCCCGGCCACCTTATGGCCGCGTTTTGTGTGCTGAAGTCATGTGGGTTTTAGGGGCGTGGTGCTAGGGACTGCCTAGCACCATGAGTAGCAGCCGCTTCCTGATTTAGTTCTCCAGACTACCATCAATCAGGATCCCCACAGTTTACTTTTGTTCTTTTTCCGACTGTGGGGGTGCATTGAAT